GCATCATTTGATATATCTAAAACTTTATATCTAGCTTTAGTTCCAACAAAAGTGTCTGAATCATGCTGTTTCTTTAATATTAAATAGCTATCTTCTTGTATTTTATTTCTTTCAGATGAAGGAAAACTCAACCACACATTACCATCTTCAGCTAAATAATATCTATCCATAGATAAATTATAATACTCGTTAGATGTTTCTTTTATATAGTATTTAAAATGTGTAGCCCAACTTGGTGGAGTATTATTAAGTGTTAATTGTATGCTGTTTACTGTTTCAGCATATGTTTTACTTGTTTGTTTAGAAGCTCCGTTGCTAGTAAAAACAGGAGTTTGCCTATTATAAGCATCAACGTAAACAACACCAGCTTGATATGTTCTTAATGATTTTACAGAAAGCTCAGGTTCTTTTAATGTAGATATAGGTGACTGAGTTATAGCCATACTTATATCGGGTAAATTAAAATTAGGTATATTATAATTTTCTAAATAATTAGCAAATATTAATCTATTAGCAGTAACCTCTTGAGCTTTAGCTTTTCTAGGAACATTATCCCATGGTCTAAGCATTTGATTCGCCTCTACAACTTTACCTATTATTTCTGATTCTAAATTATAAGATGTAGGAAAAGTACCATCTGTGTTTTCTTTTAAAGTATCTACAACATATACTAAGTTGTTGTTCGACTCTTTATACAGTACATCTATTTCGTCAACATCAGCAGGTCTTGGATCTGTTATATTTATAGTTAACTGTCTTAAGTTATTAATCATACCAACGTTGTGTCCGTCAGAAGATAAATACTCGAACGTAGTTGGTTTAAAAGCTAACTCACTAAAAGGTGAAAATACAGAATATTCACCACTATTATATTTCCATCTATAACCAAACCTAACCATTTTCTTTTCAAACAATACTCCCTCTTCACTTAGTAAAGCTTCCCACACTAAAGCTACATATGGAACTTCTACTGGTATACTTTGTATAACACAAGCAGCTGTTTGTGTACCATTTGACAAACTTGTTATCCTTACTTTTATTTCGTAATTTTCTGTAGATGATGCTTCTTCGTATGTTGTTGTTAGTGTTATTATATCACCTACTTGAAAGTTAGGCGCTGGTGAAAATGTTAATGTAACCGCTGTTCCAGATGCTTTACCGTTACCTTCAGCGTCAGCGAATAAACCAGCTGTTGAATTGTTTACTATAACTGGTGATGTACCAGTACCGTTACCACCTCTTGTAGATGTAGACATTGTTAAAGTAGGTGCTGATAAAGGAGCTTTTTTAGCTACAGTTATATCAGATTCTACAAAAGCAGATCCATGAAAAGTTGTATGAGTTGTAAAGTTAGAAGCACATCCAGATTTAAATACATTTATATCTATTTTTTTAGGCTCAGTTTCGTTATCCGTCCATAACAACATGCCATCTACTACATTTACACCTGTTATATATGTTGTGGTTTTAAACTTTAATATATTATTCGTATCCACTAATACAGGTGATATAATACCTTTTATATCATCATACTCAGCAATACAATCAGCTTCGTCAGCTTTTATAAACCAATATATTCTATCGTTTTCATTATTTAATTTAGAACCAACACAAATAGCATTTGTTAAACCAAAACTTAATGTGTCCCAATTAGAAGTTATTGCCTTTGTATTTGAGTTATATACCTTACCTTTTATTCTAGTAGTACCTCTTACATTTTGTATAGTACCTACATCATCACCTTCAGAAGTAGATATTTCTATATTCTGTGCGTCTCTATACTCTCCATTAGGTACTAACCTCTCATCCAGATCTTTATTCATTTTACCTGCACGAAAGTGATGCTTCAACTCTGGCATATCTTAATGTTTAATTACTTTAGATTTATTTCTTAAAACTTGACTAAGTTCTTCAGCTTTTAAATTACTTAATCTAAGTTTAGCTTTTCTTATGGCAGCAAATTTTTCTTTTTTAAATCTTGCTACTAAGTATTCTGGTACTAATGATCTAGCTGATAAAATAGCATGTGCTACATATTTATATATAGCGTCTTCAGCAAATTTATGTATTATTTTTTCAGCCTCAGTAGCAACACCATCACTTATGTATTTTAAAGTTATTGTTTTTGTATTTAAATCTGAACTAAAGTGTATAAAACCTCTAGTATTATCTATATAAAAAACTCCGTTACCTTGACTAAATGAAGGTTCTAAACCATATCTTCTACCTTCAGCTAAAACCTGATCAACAGCATTTTGATTTGTATCAGCCTCTGTTTCGTTACCGTCTCCTTGTGCTTTATATGTCGACCAAGTGTCAGATTCAGATGCTTCAAGTAAAGTATCATCGCTATTAAATAAGTAGTTATAATTACCGTCTTGTAATAAAGCTTTTGGATTACTTGTTTTAATAGCAGGATATATGACTCTTTCAATACCAGACGTATCTTTCCATGTTAGTTTGACGTAGTTAACATAATCATGTGGAAGTTTCATTTTTAATGATGGAGGTATTTCTATTTCTTGAGATTTTTCTGACTTTAAAGTATCGTAGCTAAACTCTTGCATACCTCTTTGAACATGAAAAACTATATCAGTTCTTTTTACTTTAGGTATTAATTTATCTTCACCTACATAATTTATTATAAAGTTATTTACAATGTCGTTTATATTTATGTATTGATAATTACCTAGTTCTTCACTAAAAGTTTTTTGTTTTAATAAAACTACATCACCAGCAGTTCTACCAGATGAAAATGTTACAACATTATTATTATAACTATATGTGGATGCAGAAACTTCACTACCATTTACAAATATATCAAAATCAGAAGCTGTTGCAGGTGCGGGGCTAAAATTAAATGTAAAAGCCGTTTGGCCAGCTGAAGCTACTATTTCTTGACTATTGTCGTAATACTGTCTTTGGTTTCCTGTAAATAATGACATATTTTATTATTTTTCTTGTTGTACGTTCTGTGCTTCCTCTTGAGCAGCTATTGGATATAACTGAGGATCTTTTATTGTTATACCAGCTAGCTCTAATATTTTTATAACTAATTCAGACTCTTCTGAATCGTGTAATTCAAAGTTATCAGAATTAGTAGCATTGTATAGTTCTTCACCTAATACAGTTGTAGAAGACCAGTTTACTGGTTGTGGCCTAGCTATATAGTTACATACAACCGTGTCATTGTTATCTATTGTTGTTGGGTATATTTGTATAGATCTTTCACCATTACCTGTTGTTTGATTTCTAACATATACAGGTCTGTTTATAGTTGGATTAGTTAAAGGTGAGTTTAATATATGATATATTTCGTTTTGATTAATTTTTTCTATTTCTACGTATGACCCACATTTGTTCGTGTATAATTCACCCATACGATAATGAATAGGTAAAGTGCCTACACCATTAGAGCTCATAGCCACTGGTTGTGAGTATCTTTCAAATATATCTATTTTTTCTTTGATAATGTCTACCATGTCAGCATGTGTAGAATCATTACCAGGCATTTTCATAAATTGATCTTGATCATAAAAGTATTGTTCGAATATATCCATTTGTGCTTGGTTAGCAAATAAATTAAATTCTTGAGGAGTTATATACCCTCTTTGTTCTTTGTTTGCTATTGCTAATACTCTTTGATATACTGTATCTATATTTACTGCCATAATGTTTTTATTTATAGTAAGTAACCACCTCATAGAGATGGTTACCTCTATAAGTGATTAATTATTTTAATCTTTTTTCTAAGTTGTTGAAAACTTCTAAACCTTCATCTGTTTGAAACCAAGCAGCTAATGCTGAATATGGATGTTCGTCAAAAGGAACGTTCATTAATTTTCTACCGTTGCTAGCCCAAGTAAAGGTTCTATTATCAGGAGAAAGTTTAATTAAACCTGCTTCAGAACACTTAATACCAAAGTTTCTTAACTGAACATTTTCGTCTTGTGCTAAACTTATAAATAAAGAAGGATTTCTTTTTGCAAATAATAATAAATCCCTTTTTATTTCTTTTGAAGTCATTTTAGAAACTTGGCTACCCATTTCAACTCTTAATATTCCTTCTGCCAATTCTATATCTAAATCTTTAGCTATATTTAAAGCTTCTATTTCTAACTCAATGTAATCTAAATCGTTACCAGCTTCTTCTACTTGATCATGCTCTTGATATATAACATTTTTAAGCGGATGATAAATTGATAACATTTTTTGCAATGATTGCATCCTTGCAGGTACTGCTAAAGCACCATTTCTAAAGATAATTCTACCTAATGTAGACGTTCCTTTTTGCTCATCTGCTAAAGGAGACGGTTGATTAGTTGCGTATCTTAGCTCTCTTTGAAACCCTTGTTCAGGATCAAACCATAATAAAGGTTTTCTTCTAGTATGTTTGCCTGGTAAAGAGAATACCAAAGGCGTTTCATTTGTTGTGAGATAGTAAACTCTATCTTTTACTTCCCAATGCGTACCTTTAGGTACACCTATTGTTTGTTCTTTCATGATATAATATAATTAAAAAGTTTAAAATAAAGGTTAGGGTGCCGAAGCACCCGTTCCTTTATAAATTACTGTGATTAGTCACCTTGTACACCGTCAGTAGACTTTAACAATACAAAGTTGTTAGCAGCTTGAACACATAGACATCTCTCAGATAAGAAATGAACGTTCATAGCGTCTTCGTCGCTTGTAAAGTTACCACCTACAGATCCAGTGATCCAAGATTTCATTCTTCTATCGTCAGCTTCAGATGCTCTATATCTAACGTGTAAGAATGGTCTTTGGATGTTTTTACCCATAATCTGATCGTAAACTGTTGAAGTTCCAGCAGGAACGATAACACCTTCGATGTCAGCTACAAGTCCTCTAGTAGTAGAGTCATTTAAGTATTTCCAGTCAGTTTTGTAGAAGTCGTAAGAACCTCTTCTGAATCCAGAGAAACCTAAATTTAACGCCATTTCCTCAGAGTTATTAAACACACCATATGAAGTACCACCTGTACCGTAAGAATTTTGAGCAGCAAGCATGTTGTCAATAGAAAGAGCTGTTGCTCTGTCTAAGAACATCATGTTTTCTTCGATAGAACCTTGCTTATCAAGTTCTTGTAAAATAGCATCAAACTCAGCTAAACCTTCGTGAACACCAGAAGATACTGGATCATCAAAGTCAGCGTTGTTATATACTAAACCTCTAGACGTGATAGCAGCAAATAAACCTTCAGATCCAGAAATACCAGCAGCAGAGATTGCAGATGAACCTGCTTTTTTCTCAGCTTCAATCATAGCCATTTCTAATTGATCTTCAAATCTAATTCTTGCTTCATGCTCAGATTTTAAGTACCATAGATACCCAGAAGTACCAGCTTCAGTAGCAACTTCAACCCAACCAATCTGAGCAGTGTCAGATCCGTTTACGCTATACTTGTCTCTCAAGATAATTGGCTTATTAGAGAAAGAAGTAAACGTAGCGTCTTTTTTGTTACCAGCGTTGCTTGATCCTTTTGCGTATTCTGAACCAAATACAAATACTTTTACAGCAGTTACACCGTCAGAACCAATCCCTGAAAGATCAGCAGCAGTATAAGGTTGAGCTGTTACAGTAGTTGCACTAGGCACAGCAGATACATAACATTTTAAAGTTGCACCACCTTTACTAACGATGATAGTATCACCAACGTTAATTAAATGCGCAGCAGAAAAAGTTAACAAGTTAGCAGAAACGTCAGTACCTACGACATCATCGTAAGCAACGTGAATTCTACCTTGTTCTGACCATACGACTTCGTCAGAAGCCATAGGCATTTCAGCACCCACCATAGCTAAAAATCCAGAAATAGTTCTATTCCCGTATCTTTCAACTTCTTTTTCGTACACTTCTGGTAAGAACTGCTTTGTGAAATTAAAGTCGTTGCCTGAGATGCTTAAGTAATTTGAACCAAATAAAGTTTTATTCGGTCTCGGAGTTAAGTGCGATAGTTCCGCACCAGTTCCAGCAAATGCTCCCATAATTATTAATTTTAAGTTTTAAATTTATTTTCTAATTTTAACTTTGAAATCAGAAACTGAGTCACCTGGAACAGCTTTTACAGACCAACCTGGTGTAGGTATGACATTGTCATTTACTTTCCTAGCATCCATATTGATGTTTTTAGATTTAGCCATGCTTTCTTTAATAGCATCTGCTTTACCTTGTTCATAAAAGTGTTTGGCAACAGCATCAGGGTTCATAGCGGTAAATAAAGATTTATGATAACCTTGAGCGTCATCCATAATATTATCCTTGTTAAGGAACTTCTTAACAAAATTATTTATGTCACTCTGAGTTTCTTTAACTTTATCGCTATTCTTCACATTAAACCTAAACTTTTTCTCTCCAACATTATATTCAAAACCTTTGAACTTGTCGTTAAAAACCTGATTGGTTTTATTTAGAAAAGCAGTTTGTTGTTCCTCTGCTACTTTTTGCGTTGTTTCCAACTCATCGTTGTAACGATTGAAAAAATCTACAGCCTTCTGTTGTTCAGGGTTTAACCTTGAACCAGCTTTGATTTCTTCGTAATATTTAGACTTTAAGCTGTCTAAGTGGCCTTTAGCGTTTGCAACTTGCTCCTTTAACGCTAATTTCTTTCTTTTAATGTCTCGATCTTCATCAACTTCTTCATCAATTGAAAACTGATCGTCCATCATGAAACTAATCTCATCATCATTTAGATGTGGTTTAGTTTGTTTGTAGTATTCTCTTAATAAAGATATGTCATCATGATTGCTATAATCTTGATTCAATCTAACATAATCTTCTAAACTACCACCAGTTTCATTCATAAAGTCTACAACTTTTTGAATATTTTCCGGTAAAGGTTCTGCTGTATCTTGTGATTGTTGTACAGCTTCTTCAACCTGCTCTTGTAGTTCTTCAGTTTTTTCTTCAACTTCTTCTTCTGTTATTTCTTCAACAACAGCTTCTTCAGTTTTTTCTTCAACTTCTTCAACAGGTTCTTCAGTAGCTTCTTCTTTTACAGGTTCTTCTACCTCTTCTTCTTTTTTTGTTAAGTCAACCTTTATAACCTCATCTTCTTCGTTGCTAACTAGTTGTTTTGGTCTTTTAGGTTTTTCTTTCATTTTCATATCTCCACCCTCTTTTTCTGGAGTTTCGATTTTAGCATCTGCTACAGTTTCACTGTCTTTTATTGCAGCTTGCTCTTCAACAGGTTGTATTTCTTCAACAACCTCTTGGTTCTCTTTATTTTCTGCCATGATTTAATATTATAAAATTAAACAAATTATCTAGGGTCAAACATACCTAAATTACTTAGGTCACCTAAACTATCATTACCCATAGATTCAAACTTTTTAGGTGGTTTATTGTTATTTCTTTGATCTATTAACTCAGATTGTTGACTAGCTTGTATTCTAGTTCTTTCATCTTTACGATCTTCTTTTTCTTTTTCTTTACTATTAGCAAGATTAAGCTCCATGTTTTTAAGTCTCATGTTAATCATAAACTCATGATTCATAAGTTCTTTTTTAATAGCAGCTTCTTGTATTAACTTTTGATTCTCTAATTGAGCTTTACCTTGTTCTAACTGCATTTGAGTTTGAACTAAAGCTTGACTTTTTTGTACCTCAGCTTCAGCTGCAACTTTTTGAGCCTCTGCATTAGCCTGAGCTTGAGTTTGTATATTTTTTTCTTGTAACAATTGATCTCTCTCTTGTTTCTTTTTTCTTCTAACTTTTAACAATTGATTAGCTAGTTTAACATTTTTTATAGTTCTTAAATCAATAGCATCATCTAGTTCTATCATTTGCTGAGCTAAAGCCATTTGTATGTTGTTTTCTAGCATTTGTTTTTCCTCTTCATCAGGAGATACATCTAAGAATATTGCAAAGTCATATAGATATAAATCAGCTACATCTTGTAGTGTACCAACATTATGTCCACCAATTTTCTGTATAAAAGCATCTCTTGTAGGTGAATACTCTAATACATCAGATATTCTTAATGATATAGATTCAGCAACTTCAGCTGTTAAGTATAAACCAGAGTTTAGTATGTGTCTTGTAGCTGTGTTACTATTTGCAGCAGCTAATTTCTGTACACCAACTAAAGCTTTTGTATCGGGTTTACTACCATCTCTTGCTTCATTTAAACCGGTTACATCTCTTATCATCTGTAAGTAATAATTATAGTTAGCTATTAAACTTTGTATTTTATTACCACCATTACCACTTGTTATTTCTTGAATAGGTATTTTACCTGGGTTCATATCACCTTCAGACGTAAACGATCTACCTATAACACTACCAGTTTGGAAGAACATGTTTAATGCTTCCTGTGGGTTGTAATTTGTACCATTACCTAAATCTATTTCAGCTAAACCATCAGCATCTAAATAAACACCATCAGGAACCATTCTAGCCATTACTTGTTGTAGCTTTAAATGCGTTAACTGTATCATATCTGCAAAACCAGTTATTCTACCAACTAATGATTCTATTTTACCTTTGTATAATCTTGGAGCTACAATATTATAATTCATTTTAACCTTAGTGTAATCACTTTTAGGTCTCATCATATTTTTAGCCATTTCCCATTTCAATAGCTTATCGGTACCTAAAACTAAAACACCTTCATATAATACTTCTAAAGATCTTTTCATTTTACCAAACTGAGCTTCGTAAGCTTCAATAGGTGGATCAAAAGTATCATCACGCATTATAACTTTTGTAGCACCAGTAATAGTATCTTTTACTTTATAAACCTCATTCATATAGGTTTTATAATTAAAGTATAATATTTCTATAGTGTTTTTATCTTCATTGTCATTTTGAGCAGCTGTTCTATAATGTAAGTTTGATTTTTGGTTTGGTTGTTTTACTATTCTAAGTAATTCATCTTCATCTAAACCAGGAAATTCTTTTTTAAGTTCGTTTATAGGAACTGTTCTAACTTCACCTACATAATATAAATCTTCAAAATAAGGTGATTCAGTATATGAATAAACTATATTAGCTGGATCAACATACTCAACTTTTATACCTTCAGATGTTGTAAACTTATCTTTAACACAAGCTATACCTAATGTAGTTAAATCATAATATAATCTTTTTCTAGTTTCTTCAAACTTGTTTCCGTTTAATATAGTTGTTATAGCTTGTTCTTCGGCTATTTCAACCTCTTGCTTATAATTAAGTTGCATGTGAAGATTTAATTCTTCTTCACTATCAGGTAATTGCTCTGGAGCGTTTTCTCTTAATGATATACCTAAAGCATCTTGAGCAAAGTCAATAATCTCTTTTGTTTCTATATCTCTTAATACAGATTCCATATAAGCAGTTCTTTTGCTCATACCGTATGGATCTTGTGAATATGCTTTTATGTCATACGTTCTTTCAGCCATACCGTTAACAACAATGTCAACAAACTTTGGTATAATAGGCACAGGTTTCCAGTCTAAATTAAGGTATGATAAATCACCATTAATAGATAATTCATCTTTGTATTTTTGTATACTCTGTTCTCCACGAGCATATAATCTTAATTTATGAAATTCGTTTTGATTATTGTAAAACCTGTTAGTACCAGAATCACGTTTAAACCACTCTGATTCTATGGCTCTACCAACTTTCAAACCATATTCAAGACTAGCTTTCTCTTGATCGCTAACAACCTGACTTGGAAAATAACCTTTTGTTACTGATTCTGCCATTTTTATTCTATTAATTTTGATCGCATACCTTTATTTTTATACTTAGCTATACTTATATTTAGTTTTTCTCTTTTTACTTCTGCATTAGGTCTATATAAATGCCTGTTACAAGCCATAATTGCTAGACCTGAGCTTATAGCTGCATCAAACTTTGTTCTATTGTTTATATCAAACTTAGCCCAATCATTTAACGTGTTGTTAAAATATATATCACCATGTGTTCCATCTTGCTTCATTCCAACATGATCTTGTATATACATTTCAATTGCAGCTGCGTGAGCCTGCTTTATGTCTTCACTTGAATTTGGTATACCACCAACTTCTTTTTCAGCTGTTGATAGTTTATTCCATACTCTATCAGGTCTATTCATTGAATAACCTCTATAACCACGCCTTCTTAAATAATACAATAGACGAGGTTTATTGTTCTCAGCGAGTAATGGCATCCCATAAAAAAATAAAGCCATTAGAACATCTTCAAAGAACATCTCGGCAGTCTGAGGCCTAGCTATGTATTCTAAGAAAAAATGATTTGGCGGACAATCTTCCATACTAAACTTTGTTAAGCCGTGTAAAGCACCTTTAGATCCTTTACCGTCAACTGTTCCTGATATGTCATAACTATCACAACCAAAAGCACCCATGTGTTCATTCGCTGGGTATTTGCTACCATTTTTAATAACAAATTTATTTTGTTGTTCAAATTTAGGAGTCCAACTAACTTTAAATCTTCCTTTAGCGTCTGGGTAAAATATAACTTTACCATCTTTAACACCATTAACCCATTGAAAATTACCTTGAGTTATAGGAACGTTTAGCTCCTCGTTATAATCAACTTGCTCGTATATTTTAGCTAAATTAAATATACTATTTTGTGTTTCGTCTCTGAAAGCATGTTCTTCAGTTCTTGGAAATTGTCTATAAAATTCATTTAAAGCATCTCCGTCGTTTTTTAAACCATCAGCTTCATTTTGCCAATGATCTATTATACCTATATCTATTGTATCGCCATACGGTCCTTCGACTTCCTCTTCTGGCGTATCGAATACAGGGTGTCCATAAGAATCAATGAATCCCTCGTAATTCCATTCCATAGGTATGAACAAACTATATAATCCCGAGCTAGTCTGTCCATTGCGGTTTCTTTTTGTAACGTCTGACCCATTATATATTTTCTTAAAATTATCACCACCTTTATCTAAAGCATTTGATGTTGATCCCATCATACACTTACCTATAATTCTACCACCAAGTCTAAGACATGTTTTTGTTACACGCCAGTTATTTAATATATTGTTTGGTCTTTCCCATTTACCACTTTCGTCGTGTGCTAGTATTTTAAGTTTTTCACCATCATAACTATTATCACCTGTATTTTTCCAGTCAATAGTTGTATCTAATCCTTGTAAATCATTATCCTCACTACCAAGCTCTATCTTTCTTCTAGTTAATTTACTAGCTGGCACTCTATATGCTAATTCTGTTTTAGGTCGATCCATACCGTCTTGAATCGGTTTAAAAAAGAAAGGGTAGTTAACTGATATAGGAACAACCTTGTCAGTAAACATTTTCTTTGCATCAGGACCTGTTTTAGATAATATACCAAATCTAGCATCACTAGATATTGTTGCCATGTTAACTAACTCACCTGATGCCATAAACGAAAAACCAGATCGTCTATTTTTCAAGTAACACATTCCATAACACCTTTGATCTGCTTTACAAGCTTCCCAAAATATATAAAACAATCTATTAGCCTCTCTAAAATCAGGTTGACCTACGTCTATCTTACTCCATTGTAAGTACATATAATGTGTACCTGTTATATAAGTTGGTACACCTTTGTTATAAAACCAAAAACCATTTTCACGTTTTTCAAACTCTGATTCTATATAATCTATATGTTTTTCTTTAAAATCAGACGGATATTCTTTCCAATCAAATATAGTTTTAAGTCTTTGTAATTGTTTAGGTTGTGGAGTTACTTGCCATTTATCTTCAGCAAATTTGTGTGGATTTTTTGGTGTTTTAGGTAATGCTATTTTTAGATTTTGTATTTCATATATGTCACCTATCTCACCAGTTTTACTTATGACTACAACATCATTTTCTTTATTGTAACCATATTTCCATTTTTTAGACTTATTAAGTCTTTTAATGGTATTGATTTTTATAGGTTCTATTATTTTATATAAAGACTGTTCGTACATTACTTTGATCTTCGTTCAGCAAAACCACTAAATGTAGTTTTTTTAACTTCTTCTTTTGGCTTATTTTCTAAAATAGCTTTTTCGTCTTCAATACGATTTAATATTTCAAAAGCATCAAATATAGCTAGTTTTTTAGTTGCAGCTGCATTTTTTAATCTATCAGCGCTAATATCATCGTCACTATCTACGATAGGTTCTTTAGCAACTTTTATTAATTCTTCTACAGCTTTATAACCAGCTTGGATTATATTCTTCTTTTTCTCCTTGGTATTCATATTTGATTGTAATAAATTTAGATAATACTCTATATAACCTTTCGTTGTCTATAATAAATTCATATTCACTATTAGGCGTGAAACCTATAAGATCCTCCTTGTTTACAGGAATTTTTTTATTAGTGTATTTAACTATACCTATTAAAGGTATTTCTTTTTCTTCGTAAATACTATTAGATTTAAGTGGTTTTACAAAACAATAATCAGGTAAACTAAACCATTCATTATTTTTTTTATACAAAAATATTTGATCTAACGCAACAAAATACTCATCTTCTTTAAAATAAGATCTACTGTTACGCTCTTCACCGTGTTGATCATGCCATCTTCTAAAAACATTGTGATGTATTACAACAGTATCACCAACTTGTATCTCTGTTTCTATTAACTTTGGTACGGATATAACAATGGCTTCTCTATTAACATATTGATGATTATATATTTCTGAGTTTAATATTAACTCTTTATCACCAATTTTTTTAGTGTTATTATATCTTGATCCTTTTGGTTTTACTACAAAGTTATATAACCCACGCATTAATATTCAAGATTGTATTCTACAGCTATAGCCATATTTTTATTAAAGTCTTTCCAAGGTAAAACCTCTTCTTCTTTTTGTATGTAAATACTAAACTTGTCGTCTTCTTCTATAATATCACAGATAGTATGACCTCCGTAGACCTCTTGACCTACGGAGTAGTGCATAGCTTCATTTTTGTAATCTTTACCGATACTAATCTTTCTTATCAGATTCATTTTCTTCAGGTATTTCAGATATAGTACCATCTTGTAAATTAACAGATACTCTACCATATTTTTCTTCAAGTTCTTTTTGTATTACTTGTAAGTCTAGTTGATATGTTTTTACTTGCTCTAAAGCTAAACTTTTTTGCACTTCTAAACCACCGACTTGCATCTGAGCTTGATTTATACTATTTACCTTTTCTTGAATTGACTTCAACTCTTCATCAGTAATTTTCTTTACATCTTTAGCGATGTCCTCTACTTTTACTTCTTTTTCCATTTTATTAAATTTAATTGTGTCTTGCTATTAAGCGTCAGCAAGATCTTTACACGCGTCTGTTGCTTTTAAAGCTACATAAGCTTGAGCAACATCATTTTTAGCTGATGTAGTATGTTTAGGAGTATAACTTCCATAAATACTATCTAAAACTTGTCCAGGATTTTCGTCCTTGTTAGCTTTATCTTTATATATATGAGCTATATATTTTCCTTCTAATACCTTTTCCATTTTATACTCAATAACAGCTTCTGTTTTTACAGTGCCGTCTTCGTTGTATTCAGCTTCACTTTTTACTTCAGGAACAGATTGATAGTTGCATGATGCGCTAGCGTTTTGTATAACGATATACGCTTCATCAATTTCGAGACCTTTCCATGCGAATTTTCCTTGTAATGCCATTGTTTTATTTTTAAGTTATTTCTATGTTTATATTATTACGCTATTTTCACGGTTTTTACCTATGGCATTCCACCACCACCTGGAGGAGGAGGGCCTCCACCACCTGGTCCACCACCACTACCAGCAGACTGTGAAATAGATGTTGTCATTGTAGTTGTTGAGTTAGCATCCCCAACACCACCACCAAAAGTACCTATATCAAAAGTTACAACTAAACTACCACTTCTAGAACTACCACTATTAGACGCTACGGTAAAAGTAACACTACCACTACCTGTATCTTTATTACTAGCTCCATAATTACCAGACGTTATAGTTACCCAAGATGGCTTACTAGAAACATACCATGTTGAATAAGCTGCATGTGTAACACTTATTGTTGTTCCAGTTCCACCGCTACTTCCAAAAGTTTGAAAATTATTATTAGTAATAGGTAAAATATTATGGTGATACTTATAAAATTCACTCATAGCGTGCGGAGCTGTAGTATCCGGTTTGTTTGCATTTAGATTACTAAGAGTTATCGTAGCATAAGTTCCGTTTGACAATTGTTGTAACGAACTATTAGCTGTATTACTAGATCTTCCGAACTCTGAATTTATAGTGTTAGATCCAGCGCCGCCATTACCTATAGATATTGCTCCTGATGCTCCTATTGCCATTACTTAATTTGTTTTTTAAGTTGTTTTACTTCATCTGTTAATTCTTTTATAGCCTCAATTAACACACCAACAACATTACCATAAGCTACAGACTTTAATCCTTTTTCGTCTGTTTCTACAACTTCTGGTAATATTTTCTCTATCTCTTGAGCTATAACACCTATTTTAGTAGATTTATCTTCTGTGTCTTTTCTATTATAAGTAACACCTCTTAATTTTGTAACTTTATCAAGAGCATTGTCAATAGTTTTTATATTTTCTTTTACTCTTTTATCAGAAAAAGCTATAACGTCCGATGTTGCTCTAATAGTTCCAGTAACATCTAGTTGATAAGCAGGATTGTATTTTTTTACACCAACTCTACCGCTTTCTACAATAGTAAGTGTTTCTTGAGAACCACCAGTTCCACCCATCCAAAACCTTAATCTATCTGAGTCACATCTAAATGTTTGCAGAGATGTTGATGAATTTTCAATCTGGCTACCTGCTGAACCAGCTACAAAACTAAATCTTGCGTTAACGCTACCACCATTAAAATAACTTGTAGTAGTAAAGGTTTTTTGACCTGATATATTTTGGGTTGTATTAGTGGTTACCATGTTTGATGGAGTTCCAGTTGAAATACCTGTTAAATTACTACCATCACCATATAATGTATCTGCGTATATGTTTCTATATCTAACAGTATTAGTACCTATATCTCGCACAGAATCGCCATCAGGTATAATTTCATGAGTTTTTAATTCGTCCATTAATTCAACACCAGAATCATGCACTTTCATTCTTGTCATACCACCAACAAAGAATATTATATCACTTTCTGTTACGTTAGGTGATGCAAAACCAAAATAACTTCCTTGTTCATATAGTTGCTCAGCTTCTGGGTGTTTGTGATATATACGACCTCTCAAGTGTATATTATCATCTATTTCTACATAACCATTGTCTTTAACACATAGTATTGGAGCACCAGATACATCTGCTACTGAAAATAAACTACCGGTTAAGCTATTAGTTACAGAGAATAACTGGCCTTCAGAACCTTGTACATCTAAAACAGTATTACCAACAGCAACGCCAGTGCCAGGGTCTAAAATTAATTTACCATCCATGTCTAAGTACATACGTTGCACCCAATCTGAACTTGTACTTGTTGCGTTATTAGTGTAAAAAGCTAATCCACTTCTAAAATAGTTTCCTTGCGCTACTTGCATGATACCAGCTGAGCGTTTTGAATAACCACTATAATGTGCTTTCCAAACAATACCAGTACCAAGAGCTGTTCCATCACCTGTACCTGGTCCATTATTAACACCTAATGCTAAATAATCTGTTTGAGCAGCGTCATCTACTTTTGCTAGATCTAACTGGTATCTTGGTGACGAGCTATTTATACCAAGTTTTCCAGATGCTGCAGGGTTTATATAAGAATCACCATAAGAAGATAGTTTAACTCTTGATAAAGGTGTTGCTTGACCTGTAAATAGCTCTAAAAATCCATCTGCACTATCTTGATATATTTTTGCTAAGTCATCTCCATCAGATTGTGTTACTGATATTGTAGTACCTGTTGTTTTTATAGTATTATTAAATTTCGCGGCTGCAGTGAATAAAGAATCACCAACAACGTGAAGTTTATAACTTGGTTGAGTTTGACCTATACCTATATTTCCACTATTATTTATAACAAAATCAGCTGTTCCACTGTTAGGTGTATAACCACCACCAGTTGAATTAACAACAGGATCTGTATTTCCATCGGTTGATCTAACTATAGCAAAAGCATTGTTACCTAAAGCATTAGTTATTAAAAATCTTCTAGCACTAGATGTCATGTTAGTATCAGAGTGTAACAATATTTGCCCGTATGTTCCGTACCAATTCGTACCATTAGAGTAGTTGTTTTTACCCTTGATTCTTAATACATTTTCATAATTAGTTGTGCTACTCGTTACTGTTTGATTACCTACAGTAACATGTTTGTTAAAATAAGTATGCTCTGAAAGTGTAGCGTTATCTGTGCCAAACTGTAAGTAATTATTAAGGTTACCAGAGTGTTGAAGCTTGCTATTTAAAGCTATATTGCTTATACCCATTGTGCTAGCAGCAGATGAATAAACATCATTAACAATAGTGTTATCAGCAGTTGGAGAAACACTTTGGCTATTAGTTGTGTATGTTGAGCTTCTTGGTGTTACTGTTAAACCAGCTTTATTTGCTTTTAAATAATAAATACCACCACCTCTAAGCCATAAAACCTCTTGACTTGAGTTTGTCATTTGTGATATACCACCTAGTATTGTTACGTTAGCATATCTCTCTGTCCAAGTTCTTATCATTCTTGATTGATACTGTGTTCCCCAACCATTACCATTTGTTAGATAATCAAGCACTAAAGAAAAACCACTACTGTGTGTGCTCCAACTTGGTACGTTACTATTTAATTGATTTTCTAATCTAAGATTAACAATTGGACCATTACCTATGCCCCCAATAGTTACTGGATAATATTTATTAACAGAATACGTGGATGTGTTAGACATATTAATAGTGTAAGAAACATATCCTTCAACATTACCTCCATTAAATGTAAGTTCACCGTTAACCGTTAAATCATCTGCAAAAGTTGCATCATCTCCACTCATCATCAAAACTTCTGCACTCGCGCTCGTGCCAATTACAAACGTGCCATTTGTTCCCCATATATCTGGTGTTGTAGTTCCAGTTCCACTCCTTGAAACTTCTAAAGCATAAAAAGTTGAAGCTGATGTTCCGTTAACATCTAAAGTACCAGAAAACACACCACTAGCTATATTTACTAAATTTCTTGATGAATCAATTACATAAGTACCGGCTATTTGATAACCTGTTGTATTCATATATGTAGATTTCAATCCACCATACACTTCAGCAGTATGTACTTCACCAGTGTATGCACCGATTCTCATTAAACTTGTAAAAATGTTTGCAGTACCTGATGACGAATCTATATATAAAGGTACTCCACCTCCTTGATCGTATTTTCTAAATCTATGTGTGTATCTTCCGTCTGTGTAACTTGTTTGATGTAATCTAAAACCTGTTGTATCAGCTGTAGAAACGTTGTTTGTATTACCAGTTAAAAAACTATGGCTAGTACCAGAAATAGCATTTACACTACCATCAATAGTAGCATCATTTGATACATCTAAACTATGCACCCATACTTTACCATCTATAGACGGTGATCCATTTGCATCATATTCTCCAAAATACCATTCACCTTGAGCACTCATGTATATAGATCTAGATACTCTTGAGGCCCAATGAAAATTAATGTTTGGCGAGTATTTAATATCAGCTGAAGTACTACCAATTAAGTCTCTTTCTCTAACACTTATAGGTGAGTCTACCCAATCTTCTTCATTATCTTTTGATGTTGAAAAAACAGCCATACCTTTAAAAGTGTGTGGTCCATCAGAGTAAGCATCACCAATACTAGCTTTTCCTTTTACAATTATATCATCATCAAAAGTTTTGTCTCCTGTGAAAGTTTGTGCTCCTGTAGTTATACAAATACCATCGTTTGAGTTTAATATATCATACTCTTGACCACCATCACCTCTTTGTTTTAATCTAGTTCTACTAGCGGCGTATAAAAATACACCTAGTTCACCAGATTTGTGAAAACCAAAACCTGGGTAAGCGTTTGCTGGGGATTGCGTTGCTTGTGCTACAACAGCGGCTTCTGAGTTATATGACGCGTTACTTACAGCTGTTGAATGAGCTGTTTGTAATAACTTACTTGTAAACGTTGCTCCTGTTGAGCTTGTTGCTATTTTCTCAACGTTATCATACCTTAAACCTACTTTACCATCTCCAACTGCTTGTATCGCTATATCAGAACCTTGAACATAAAGTATTGCATCATCCGCCGCTTTTAATATCAAGTCATCACCTTGGCTATCAATTGTTAAATCACCAGTAATACTTGTAATATAATTATTTCCTCCCTCAGTACCATCTTGGTATATTTCTAGATTACTATATGCACCAAAGTATAATTTTTTAGCATCAGCTACATTAATATCACCATCAAAGGTAGACAAACCACTAGAATTTACATTAAATATAGGAACACCAGAAACATCCGATACAGAAAACAAGTCTCCTGTTAAACTATCTGTTACAGAGAATAATTGTCCTTCAGTACCTTGTATATCTACTACAGTTCCTGAGCCGTCTACTATGAGACCTTTTTTTACTTTAAATTCATTTGCCATAATTACCTTTCATTTTCCGGGTTATATATTAAATCTGTTTTTGTAAGCATTGTAATGCTGTGTTACTTCAGCTTGTGATAAATCTTTTTTGTATAATTTAAATACTGGTAGCTCAGCATCAAGGTATAAGTTGTTTGATCTACGACCTATATTAGCTGTACTTGGTCCTTCTTGAATCTGCGTCATACCTGTTCTAGTTATAGTAAAACCAAGAACTCCATTTAAATATCCTTTGATTACGCCTTGATCAAAAGTAAAAATTACATGATACCAAACACCAGCATCTACAGGACCAACTTGAGCGCCAGTAGTGGCTCCGCCATTACCATCAAACCAACTACCATTATCTTTTTGTAAATCAATACCTATCATATCAGCGTTACTATTACTCTTATACTGTGCTATCCATATTGCACTATCTTGACTATATATTTGCCTATATGTACTAGTATCGTCATTATATGTTATATCAAATTTTACTACAAACTCCCAGCTAGCAGCACCATAACCATATTGAGGGTTTGCTGGTGCAGGTATATAATCATCAGTGCCATCAAAATGCAAAGCACCATTTTCTCTATAACTAGCATACTGAACATCTATACTTGCTCCACCATTTTTTAAGTTTATAAGTGACTCAGTTGTAGAAACACCAGCCGTATGGTTTACTGGCGTAACCATATGCTGAGGTGGTACTATAAAGTGAGTACTACCAGTTTCGTTTTTAA